AAGTAAATACCCAGAAATGAATGGATATACTAAGTGGACAGAAGTTAGTGATTTCCTTGCTTGTGGGTTAGTAGGTGTAAAAGTTAAAACGAAGTTAAACCTAAAAGATATTAAACCAAAACAAAGTTAATTTAATAAATATAAGAATGGAAATTGATAGAATTAAAATTAATGATTATTTGATGGACTCTATTGTAGATAGTCTTTTTAATCCGTTAGAATCAGTAGAAGATTTAATAGGGTTTGATTTACCAATATCAAAAGAAAGTATTGATAAATTTATACTTGAATGGAATAAATTACCAGAACGCATTGGTAGTGAATTACCATACATATCATTTATATCAGACAATTCTAACAACGATTTAAGAGTTTATATACAAGCACATAGTGAGGATTATAAAGTTAATATAAACAATGTCAGACTAAGAACGATGAGGTATATTAAAATAGGAAACTTTTACAGTTTTGATAATTAACCAAAACAAAGATGAGTAAAGAAGAATTTATAATAGAGTTACAGAATACCTTAAAAAAATACGAAGGTAAAATTGTGAATGAGGTACTAAAAGATATTAGGTCAGATTTGGATGATGTATTAAATAACTATCTATCGGATAATGTAGTAATGACAGAAGATTTCCCTATTAAGTTTGAAAATGGATTAGGTAAATGGGAGATTCATAAAGATGGGAGAACATACGTCCAACCCCCAACAGGAAGACAATTCATAGAGTGTAACATAACAATATCACCCACAGGTGAAATAAACCAAAACAAAGAAGATGAAGATGTTAGTATTCGTAAAATCGTAAGATGTGAAGACCCTATGGTATGCCTTAGAGGTTGTAGTGTACACGAACAGACTTGTAAGCACCCGATTTATGAAAATCAAACTTAAACCAAAACAAAATGGAACAAAAAAAAATTAGCCGAGAATTTATTGAATTTACAATCATTTGGAAAGACATTCGAAGAAAAAATACTAAACGTTTTCTGGAATTAAAAGAATTAAGATTAATTAATCAATTCTTTGATTCTGACGAAATGGAGTGCATCGAAATAAGAGTAAAAGAACATTTTGGTACAAAAACAGAATTTGAACAAATTAATTTTGGATAATTCAATTAAATAAATCAACCAACTCCAACTAACTCACATCAGCAACGGTGTGAGTTTTGTGGGTTAAAAACTAAAACAAAATGAAACAGATTAAAATTATTTATAAAGACAAAACTTATTTATTATTCTTTATATTATTAGTATTATGTGTTACTAAAAAAATAAATAGTCAAACTTTAGAAGAAGTTAAAGATTATATTTATAATAAAACTGAAATTAAACATAAAGAAATAGTATATAAACAAGTTATTCAAGAAACTAAATGGTTAAAATGTACTAAATGTAGTTTAGATTATAATAATTTATTTGGATTTTATTGGAAAAAGAAATATTTAGTATTTAGTTCTTGGGAAGATTCTATTATTTACTATGAAAAATGGCAAAAAAGACACTATACTAAAGGAGATTATTATGAATTTCTTAAAAATAGACCTTTTGCAACAGATCCTATGTACATAAGTAAATTAAAACATATAAAACTATGAATATATTTAATTATTTTATTCAAGGAGGCCCTCCGTGTCCACCTTTTAGTTATTGCTGGTGTTTAAGACACCCTAATGTTTCTGGATGTAAAGATGTTTTAACAAATGTAAATATTCCAATCAGTGATTATATGACTGAAATCATATTTTTAACTCTAAGTATTACTTTTATGGGATATGTAATTTTTTTTAACACTAAAAAAATAAAAAGATGAAAAATTATATGAAATTAAATGCTATTTCAATTATTATATTAATATTGATATATATGTATTTTAATGCTATTATAACACGTAAATATATACTTTTACGAAAAGAATACAAAATTGAATGCAAAGAAAAAATAGATTATTGTAAAAAATATAATAAATTATTAGAAAAAAACAATGAAAAAAAATAATATTAAAATAAATTTTGCTACAGGATTTGATCAATCAGTAGTAGATATGTTAAATCTAGTTTTTAATGTAGAAGTATGTGACCAATTTGACACAGATTCTGATTTATTAATATTTTTAGGCGGAAGTGATGTTGACCCCTATTTTTATAAAGAAGAAGCTAATGAAAGTACTTATTATGATACAGATAGAGATTTAATGGAAAGGCAGATATATAAATATCACGATATTAAAAAACCTAAATTAGGTATCTGTAGAGGAGGACAATTTTTAACTGTTATGAATAATGGAAAATTAATACAAAATATTGATAACTCTCATTATATGATGCATAATATTAAAACTGAAAAAGGTATTTATGCAATGACTTCTGACCATCATCAAATGATGTACCCTTTTGAATTGCAAGAAAAAGAATATGAAATGATAGCTGTAGCAGTAGATGAAACTTATAATGAAGGATTAAGTGTTTTTCATCATAATGGTAAAAATGAAAATATTATCTACCCAAAAAACTTTGTAGAACCTGAAATAATTTATTATCCTAATACAAATTCTTTATGTATACAAGGACACCCTGAATATTCATATTGTCCAGCAAATACAGTTAGTTATTCTTTAGAATTAATACAAAATAAATTAAAACTATGAAAAAAATTTTAACCCTATTTTTAATATTTCCAATAATTATTTTTTCTCAATCATCTGAAAAACTAACATTAAACTATCCCTATGCAATTAATGTTACAAAAGCAGGTAGTTGTGGTTCTCCAGACGGCCCAATAAATGAAATAGGAAGTCCCCCAATTGATTATCAGTTTTTAGAAGATAATGGGTATTGTAATTATACTTATTTTACTACAAGTGGTTTTACTGCTTGTTTTACACTTATTTCTCCAGGAACAGATATAAGTTTTAATGCTGGATTTTCTAGTTCTTGTGGAAACTTACAATTTAATAATTTTAATTTATATGACGCAAGTTGTACTTTAATTGGTGCGGGATTGTCTTTTTCAGGACTCACTCCAGGATCAACATATACTTGGTGTTTAGATATGAGAGCTTTTGGAGGGCCTTTCTGTAATGGTTTTGATAATTTCTGTCCTTATTATATTGACAATACTGTAGGATTACCTGTGACTTTAATAGGATTTAAAAGTAAATGTGGAATAGTAGAATGGACTACAGAATCAGAGATTAATAATGACTACTTCTTACTTGAGTATAGTTTATTTGGTACAGAATGGTATTTATTAGATACTATACAGGGAGCAGGAAATAGTAATGAAATTAGAAATTATTATTACTTTGATAATCAAATAGATACTGTAAAATATTATAGACTTGCACAAGTAAATTATGATGGAGAAAAAACATATTATTCTCCTATAATAATGAACTGTCACCCTAAAATAAAATATATAATATCAATATATGATATATTAGGAAGGCCCGCTAACTTAAAATCTAAAGGTATTTTAATTATTAAATATAATAACGGAGAAATTAAAAAAATAATAAGAAATGAATAGACTAGTTAAAATAAAATTAGATAATTGTAATGATATATTAGAATTTCTTATTTGGGCAGATAATCAAAAATTACCTTATTTATATGCAGAAAAATGTCTTTCTTTGTTGAAATTTACATCTATATTTAAACAAGCATTCATAAAAAATGAAGGAGAATTATATCTTATCTATAATAAAAGAGGGGTAGGTATAGATTATTCCAATAGAACTAGAAAATATAAACATATAATTATTCCTTATAGTTATTTTAAATCTTTATATAATATTGAACAAGAAGTATTAAACATAACTCAACAAAATAATAAATATTTTAATTTTATAATTAATGAAAGTAGATAATGGCTAAAAATAAAAATAAAAGAAAAAATGGGGTAATTAAAGACGGCTCTTATAATACACACACAAAAAAAGATATTTATAATATAAATACTTCTTATTATAAAAAATTAGAAGAGTATGAAAAAATGTCTTTAGAAGAATTAGAAAAACTAGGTAAAAAAACAAAATTAGGCGGTTCTTATAGATTAGCTTATTTACAAACACTTGCTAAAAAAAAACAAAATAATGAGTAAAAAATACAAAGATATGTTAAGTAGTATTACTATACGATATATTAAAGATATGGTTAATTCTGAAAAAATAACTCATATTAATTTTATACATTGGGCACTACATATTGAGAAATTATTTTATAGGAATGCTATTGCAATTCAAATTATTGATAATGATCCTTTTATAGAATTAGAGTTAAAAAAAGAAAAAATTCGTAAAGTAATAGGAAGATTTGTAGAAGAATGTAATATGGTAGTAGATTGGGCAGAAAAAAACGATAAACAATTAAAATAAATGAAAAAAATTACAGATAAAATAAATATATCTAATAAAAGATTAAAAGACGAAGCTTTTGAAGATTATAAAAAAAGAAGATTATTGGTAAAACAAATAATAAAAAAATATTTAAGTGGATTTGTAATATGGCAGCCTAAATTACCTATTGGCTCTACAGGAAAAGTAGCTGGCCCTTATATTAAAAAACTACACGGAGAATTAAATTATAAAAATAGTGAAGCTGAAAATAATGCAAGTTAAAAAAAGAAGTAAATTTAATTATTATAAATTAGGAAATAATTATCGTAAATTATACACAAGTAAAATTAAAGTGTATATGTTTAGATACATTCCTATATATACTTATAAAACACAAGTAATTGATTTCACTAATTTAAAAAAATAAATTATGATTAAAGTTAATGTTAAACAATCAATAGGATATCCAAATGCAATAAAATATTTATGGCAAAATGAAATTGCGTTAATTACTGAAAATTATAAAAAAGAAACTTTTATATATTGTGATTCTTATTATATACATAACAACGGAAAAACAATAAAGACTAGTGATTCTTCAAAAAGTATATACGAGAGTATTATATCAGAGCAAAAAAATGTACATAAATATGAAGAACCTCATTATGTAGAATATAAAAAAAATTGTTTTATAAATATAAAAAAAATAGATAAAATAGTATTAGCAGATTCTTTAAATACTTCTTTTCTTGTTATACTACGTAATAAAAAATGTATTTTTATTAATAATGATAGCTATAATTTAATATTAAAAAAAATAAATATATTAGGAGATAAGGACTTTTTATATATCTTTAGAAGAAACAGAATTAATTCTGAATTATGTCTTTTCCCTATTAATTATTAATTATTTATGGTACACTACATTAGTAAACAAACTTCTAATACTTTTATAAAAGAATATACTTCTGCTAATATAGAAACAACTAGTATATTAAAAGTAATAGAATATTGTAAAAAACAATCAATTTTATCTATTGATACAGAAACAGAAGGCTTATTTAATCATAAAAATAAAATTATTATGTTTCAAATAGGAGATGACAAACATCAATTTGTAATTGACACTAGAGGAATAAGTTTAAAATCTTTTAAAATTATTTTAGAAAATCCTAATATAATTAAAGTACTTCAAAATGCTTCTTTTGATTATAAATTTTTAAGAAAAGAAGGTATTATGTTAAATAATATTTGGGACACTCAAATAGCAGAAATGATTTTAACTACAGGACTAAATAAAAGAAATGTATCTTTACAGGCCTTATGTTTGAAGTATTTAAATATAGAATTAGATAAAACAGTTAGAAATCAATTTATAAATTTAAATGGACTACCTTTTACTGAGAAGCAAATTACTTATGGAGCTAAAGATGTTAAATATTTGTTACAAATAAGAAAACAACAATTAATAGAACTTGAAAATTATGATTTATTAAATTGTATGAAACTTGAAAATAAATTTGTAGATGTTTTAGCAGATATTGAGTATAATGGTTTTTATGTAGATACTAATATGTGGTTAAAATTAGGAGAACAAAATAATTCAAAACTTATTGCAGCTAAAAAAGAGTTAGATAATTATATTATTGACAATGATTATAATTCTTTTATTGACTATCAATTAGATATGTTTAGTGAAGATAAAAAATGTTTAATAAGTTGGGACTCGCCTATGCAAGTAGTTAAATTTTTAAAAGTATTAGGTGTAGAAACATCTATTAAAGATAAAAAAACAGGAAAAATAAAAGATACTTGTGAAGAAAAAAATATAAGTAAATATAAAAAGAAATTTCCATTTTTAAAACTATATTTTAAATATAAAGCAATTGCTAAAGAAGTGAGTACTTATGGTGTTAATTTCTTATCCAATGTAAATAAAACAACAGGAAGGATTCATTCTAATTATTGGCAAATAATCTCTACAGGAAGAATTAGTAGTCATAATCCTAATCTTCAAAATATACCAGCAAAAGTAGAAAAAGATGGAACTCAGCCTTTTAGAGAATGTTTTAGAGGTTATAAAGATAATATATTACTTGTAGCTGATTATTCTCAACAAGAACCTAGAGTTACTGCAGATAAATGTAAAGACCCTGCTTTAATTGATTTTTATTTAACTGGAGATGGAGATACTCATTCTATGGTAAGTAGTAAAATGTTTTCAGTAATAGAAGGAAAAGAAGTTATAATTAAAAAAGGAGACCCTAGAAGACAAATAGGAAAAGTTTTAAATTTAAAATTAGACTATGGAGGTTCTGCATATACTGTAAAAGATGATTTAAATACTACAGAAGAAGAGGCACAAGTATTTATAAATGCTTTAATAAAAGCTTTTCCTGAAAAAAGAAAATATTTTGATAATGCTTTTAAAAAATCTTTACAACAAGGGTATATATTGATTGATGAAGTAACAAAAAGAAAATCTTTTAGTGAAGATTTTGAAACTTTAAAAAATTATACAGACGCTTTAGACAAATTAAATAAGAATAAAGCAGATAAAGCAGGATTTAATTGGAGTGAATTTTATAAATTAAAAGGAAAAATACAAAGAAATAGTCAGAATTATCCTATACAAGGAACTTCAGGATCTATGACAAAATTAGCAGCTATTTATTTAAAACAAGAATTATTAAAAAAAGAAATTTATGATAAAGTATGGATAGTTAATTTAGTACATGATGAAATTGTAGTAGAAACTTCTAATGATTATAGTGAAGAAGTTAGTAAATTAATTACATTATGCATGGAAAAAGCAGGAAAAGTTTTTTGTAAAACCATTCCTATGATAGCAGAAACAGTAAAAAGTAAATATTGGACACATTAATATAGTAAAATGAATAAAAAAATAAATAATATAACTTTAGGGTGTGATCCTGAAGTTTTTTTGCGTAATAAGCAAGGGGAATTTATAGCGTCTTGTGGAAAGTTTGGTGGAACTAAGCAATCACCTTTAAAATTAACAGATGTTGGACATTATATGCAAGAAGACAATGTTGCATTAGAGTTTAATATTCCTCCAGTTATTGATAAAAAATCTTTTAATAGAGAGATAAATATTGCTTTGAATTTAATACAAGAAAAAGCTAATAATTTAAATTTAAATTTGGCAATAGAATCTTCAGGAATATTTAAAGAGGAAGAATTACAACACCCGGCAGCAAAAGCTTTTGGATGTAGCTCTGATTATAATGCCTGGACAAAAAGAATAAATAAAAAACCTTCTCCTAATACTAATCTAAGAACTTGTGGTGGTCATATACATATTGGTTATGATAATCCTACATTAAATACTAATTTAGAAATAATTAAAACTATGGATTTATTTTTAGGACTTCCTAGTTTATTTATAGATGATGATGTAGAAAGAAGAACAATGTATGGAAAAGCAGGATGTTTTAGAAATAAAAGTTTTGGTGTAGAATATAGAGTTTTATCTAATTTTTGGTTAAAATCAAATGAATTAATTAATTGGGCTTATGATAATACTTTAGAAGCTATTAATTTTATAAATAATAATACAGAAATTAATACTTATTCTAAAGATATTCAAAAAGTAATTAATACTAATGATAAATCATCTGCAGTAGATATTTTAAAATATTACAACATTCATTTGCCAATTTTAAAAAAAGTTAAAAATTATAAAAATTAATAGTAATGAGTCAAGAAAAATATGAAACAATAGACCCTCCTATAATTAAAAAGGTACGTTGTAAAAGTTTACATAAATACACAGGTAATGTATTAAAATATAAAGAAATTTATAAAGTACTAAAAGAAAAAAAAGATTCAAAAGGTAATGTATACGCATATAAATTAATGGATTTAGAAGGGAATATATTAAAATCTTATTATTTTAAATGGAGATTTTATGATATTGATTTAATTTCTGATAGCTCTTTAATTAAATCCAAAATAGCCACTGTGCATGAAAATATGGGACTTCATTTTTATTTATATTCTTTAAATGATTCTATAGCAGCTTTTTCTTTTATTTATAAAAAAGAAGTTATAAGTTATTTTTTAAATAGTACTTCGAACAATATGCTAACAGAAGATACTTATGTAGAAATGTTAAATATTCCTGCAATAACAGAAACTATAACTTTTTTAAATGTAGAAGAAATTACAAATAGAATAAATTTTCTTATATCTAAAAATATTATAGTTAAAGATAATGATAGTATAAGATTAACTTCTAATGCTATTTATATTTTAGAACTGTGTGTAGGGGAAAAACTTGATGGTAACAAACATTTTCTCGATAAAGAAATACTTTTAAATGATTTATATAAACTACAATCAAGTTGTTTTAAACCATTTATAGAGCCTATGAATTCATTACAAGGGATTAATCCTTATAATAATTATTTTTTAGCAACTAATAATATTCCTGCATTTGTTTTTATATTTTTTAAAAAAGTAAATGAATATACTAATGCTAATACTATTGCAAATTTTAAAACTACATTACATGACTATATATGTAATAAATTTTCTTTTTATTATAAAAAAGATAATGAATTTATAAATAATCAAACCTATGTAAAGTTAACTAAAGAAATTCATAATTTTACTTATGGAAAGCCTTATTTAGTATTAAATTCAGAAAAAATAAGAAATACTTTAGAAATAATTAAATTAGAAACAGATAATGCTAATGTATTTAAATATATAGATAAAAGATATTTAAAAATCATAGAAGAAGAAGATACTATCCCTTTATTTATGTTTCATAAGTTTACAAAAAGTCTTTCTTCGGATACACTTTTAAATTATATAGATATAACTGTTCATAAACTTTGTGCTATTTTCCTTTTATCTCAATATAAATTCAAAAAGAATATAGTTATAAAAAATGAAGATAAAAATATTATAAAGGAGCAAATATTAAAACAAATAATTTCCTGTTTAGGAAGTACGCCTTTATATAATACTAAGTCGTGGTTTCATAGAAGCGTAATTGAAACTGAAGAACCTTTTGAAATAAATTCTAAAAAATTAGAACTTCAAATAAAAGCTGAAAATGGCTTTAATATTTTTTAAATAAAAAATTATGTTAAAATATCTAAGAGTACGTAGTCGTCATCCTAGTCATGACATACTTAGAAAACCTACCTTTATTTATCCTGAAAGAAAAGGTATTTTATTACCAGTATTTGCCTGTATTAGATTAGGTAGCACTTCTAAAATAAATCCTAAATTTTTAGAAATTAATACTATTAATGCAATTAAAACTTCTTCTAATAAACTTTTAATGAAGAATGCTTTTAAAAAAAATAATATTAATTCTCCTAAATTTTGGGAAACAAAAGAAGATTTGTTAAATGAAAATGAAATCCCTTATCCTTTAGTAGCTAAAAAAATATATGGATCTAGAGGTTACGGGATTACAAAAATAAAAAATCCTCCTGAATTAAATGAATTTTTAGAAAATGAATATAATGATTCTTATTATTTTGAAAAGTATTATAAATATCTAAGAGAATATAGAATACATGTTACAGAATTAGGTGCTTTTTATACTTGTAGAAAAATGCTAAAAACAAATACTCCTGAAAATTTAAAATTTGTAAGAAATAATAATAATTGTGTATGGTTTTTAGAAAGTAATCCTAAATTTAATAAACCTATTAATTGGGACATAATAGAAAAACAATGTGTTAATGCATTAAAAGCTGTAGGATTAGATATAGGGGCATGTGATGTTAGAGTAGCTGCATATCCTGATGAAGATGGGTATCATTATTTTAAAATTATAGAAATAAATTCAGCTCCTAGTTTTGGAGAAAATACAGCAAAAGAGTATTTAAAAATAATTCCGCTAATAATAAAAAATAAACTGAAATAAAATGACTAGAAATGAATTTCTTACAGAGTATGACCAAAATTTAAGTGAATTTTGTGAAAATGCATCTAATATATGGGAGGCTTTAAAATTTAGTAATAATAAAATTAAAAAATCAGATATAGTTTCTATTGAATTTAATAATTTAGAAGATGATACTGATATCCCTGGATTATTCAGAAATTCTGACTATCCAAGTATAGAAGTGACTGTAAATACAAAAAAATGTTCCGATAGTAATTCTGTATATAGATTTTTAATATTATGTTATCCTAATTGTTGTGGAATAGCTATATTATATGGGGTAGAATTTGTATATTCGGGAGAAAAGTATGGTAAACAGGAAAATACAACAGCAGTTTTATGTCTTTTAAAAGAAATATGCAGTTTATTAGGTTATGGGTCTTGTCAATATGTATGTACATCTTATCAGGATAGTGTAATTGCTTCTTTAGAAGATCTAGACTTTAAAAAAGTTCATGAGTCTCTCCCAAGAGTAAATTATGAAAGAGTTTATGAAGATGACGATGACTATGATTCGGAATATGAATGGGAAGAAGTAGAAGAACATGAAAAAAAAATATATACTTATCAATTAAATTTAAATAATTAAGATTATGAATAAAATGTTATTAATGGTTTATGGAACACTAATGAATGATTTCCATAATAATGGTTTACTAAAAGAACAAAAGTATTTAGGTAAATGTGAAACAAAAGAAAAATATACTATGTATGTCAATGGTATTCCTTATGTTTTTCCAGATAAAGAAACTTCTACAATAAAAGGTGAATTATGGGAAGTATCAGGGGAAGATTACATACAAGATTTAGATTCTTTAGAGGGACATCCTGATTGGTATGAAAGAAAAGAAATAGAAGTTGATTTTAATGGAAAAAGTATAACTGTATGGCTATATTTTATGCCCGATAGTTCAGTAACTTTATCTACAATGACTATAATAAAAAATGGAGATTTTGCTAATCCTGAATATGCAAAAAATAATAATTTAATAGAAACAATTAATAATTAATAATATGTGTGGTATAATAACAGCGAGTGGATCAATTCCTTTTAGTGTAGATAAATTAAATCTTTTATTTGCGTATAATGAGTCTAGAGGAAAAGATTCTGTAGGATTTTATAATGAAAAAGATGATATTCCTTTTGAAAAAAGACTTTATAAAAAAATGGGGCGTGCTTCTTCAGAATTAATTCCAAACCATAGATGGAAAGAAACTAATTTATTTTTAGGTCATGTAAGAGCTGCTACAAAAGGTATAGTTAATATAGAAAATTGTCATCCTTTTTTATTTGATAATATTATAGGATGTCATAATGGTACTCTTAATAATTGGGGAATTCTTAAAAAAGAATACTATTTATCAGAAGAAGTAGACATGGATAGTAAAGTATTTTTTGACTATTTAAATACTTATGATGATTATAAAATTTTAGAAGAATTTGATGGGGCTGCAAATGTTTTGTGGGTAGATAAAAGACAACCTAAAAAATTATTTGTATTTAAACATTCAGAACGTAGTCTATATAGAGGCGTAATTGAAACTGAAGAAGGAAAAATGATGTATATTTCATCAGTAGAAACTGGATTAGAAGCTATTGGATGTACGAATATTAAAACATTTAAAGATCAGTATTTATATGAAATAGTAGAAGGGGTAATTATTAAAACAATTAAAATTAAAGCTTCTCCAAGAAAAAGTCTAAGTATAGAGAGGCAAAAAGAGCTTAATATTTATAAAGAACCTAATAAAATAAAAGAAACGACATTAAAAAATGATCATAGTACTATATTTGAATTAGGGGAATCTATCTCTAAACTAAAAACTAGCTATGATAGTCCTAAAAGTATGGGCAGAGAAAATGATACATGGGTAACTAATAAACAAAGTGATAAAACAGAATATTATTTCCCAGAGTTTATAGGTTGTGAAAATATGTTAGTAGAAAAAGTTAATCACCCTGAAATATCACACAAAGAAATAGTATATAGTGATGTTTGCAATTCTTTTATACTTAATTTATATTTTGATTCAGGAGCTTTCTATGAATTTCGTTTAGGATTACCAAGTATTCATTATGATGCTACTAACGGAAAAAAGATTTCAAGTTTATTAAGTCAAGAATCTGAAGTTACAGAAGAATTAGTTGATTCTATTATTATGGGTAGTAATATGCAACAAGATATTTCTGAAGCTTTAAAAAATATCGCAAAAGACTTAATACCTATTATAGGGGAAAATTCTATTATTTATAATAAATTAACAACACTAATAGAAGAAACAGAAGATTATGCTTCTGATAATGAATTATTAATAGCTAAAATTATAGACGAGAATGCAAGAACAGAATTTGAATGACAAATATATAATAACTAAATCAAATAAAAAAGTACTTCGAAAAAAAGTAGTAGATATAGATGGAGAATTCTATACTATAACAGGTAAAAATCCAGAAGCTATTTTTTATAATGATGAATATGTTGTAAATACTAAAGAATATGTTTTATTAACATGTGAAAATAGATATGAATTAAAAAGAAATACATACGTATTTTTAAGTCTAAAATCCGATAAAACTATTAAGATTAATTATTATTTAAATAGAAATAATATTTATGACTATTTAGATATATTAGAAGAAGACCTTAATAAAATACATCCTACAGGTTTTTTTAGTAAATATAAACAACATAGAGGAATCTTATTTTTTGATTATCAAATTATTACTAAATTTAAGTTATTTTATAATAACTCTATTAACTCTTTTAGTATTAAAACTATTGATAATATAAATCAAAACCGTAAATATTTAAAAAATGCAGAGTATGTAGCTCCATGGAAAAAAGTTGGATATATAACCTATTTTAATCATTGGAATTCAGAGAATAGTAAGAAAGAACAAAGAAAAAGAAAAATACTATTAGGAGAATTTTCACCTACTTTTTTATTATCAGAAGGATTAAAGTATACTTTTGGAGTAGAAATAGAAACTTCTTCAGGACGCATACATAAATTAGAATATAATGCAAATAATTTAAATATGAATTGTGACCATGATGGTTCTATTAAAGGAGGAGAATATGTAACTAATGTTTTAACAGGAGATGCTGGTTTTAAACAACTTCATAAAATAACTTCTTTTTTACAAAGTAGGTGTAAAATAGATAGAAGTTGTGGAATTCATGTTCATATTGGAGGAACTGTATTTAATAAATCATTTTCAGTATTTTCATATTTATTAGGAGTAAAACTACAAAATGATTTATTTAAAATGCTACCTAAAAGTAGAAGACATAATAAATTTTGTGGAGATTTACCTAATTTTAATTTTAATGAAATACTTAAAGAATATGGTTATAATTATGGGGTAGAAATAGCTTATGATTATTTATTTAGAGAGCTTTCCAGCGGTACAAAGTTAAGTAGAAATGCAAATAAAAAGTTTAATCATCCTTATGGTAGATATTGTGGACAGTATCACGATGTTGAATTTGATACTATTCTAAGATATAAATGGTTAAATTTAGTACCATGTAATTTTAATGTAAGGCATTTTGATTTTTATAATTTAACAAAAAAAGAAAGGTCAATAGCAAGAACTGATTTACCTTTCACTATTGAATTTAGAAATCATTCTGCAAGTTTAAATTATGTTAAAATTAAAAACTGGGTACTTATTTGTATGGCATTTGTTAATTATGTTGAAAATCATAAGGAAGAAATCTTAAAAAAAGAGTTTATTACTATTGAAGACATAATTAAAAAAGTATATAAAAAGAATTCTAAATATCTTTTAGACTATATTGAAAGTAGAAAAAATCATTTTAATAATATTAACGAAGAAGTAGAAGTAAATAATTTTAAAGCTCCTGATTCAATTAACTTTAATCAACTATTATGTGTATAATTATAGCAAAAAAACAAGGTGTAGAATTTAATATGGATACAATCACAAAAGCTGTTGAATGTGCTATCCAAAGAAATAATGATGGAGCAGGTTTTGCACTTAAAAGAAAAAATCCTTTAGATAAAAAACGTAATATTTTAATTTCTAAAGGATTTATGGAAAAAGATCCATCTAAATTATTAACTAATATTTATAATCAAAATATAAAGAAAGAAGATGAATTGATTATTCATTTAAGGTATACTACTTCTGGAGAAGTAAATGTAAATAATTGCCATCCTTTTGGAATACCTAGTAAAGAAAATCAAGGATTAATAGAAGTAAATAATCATGATATTAATTTTCCAGTAGTAGCACATAATGGTACTTTTTATGATTTTATATCTGATAAAAATTTAACAGGATGGAATCATTTTTATGCAGATAAACAAAAAAAGTCAGATTCTTATAAATTTGTTGAAGAACTTTTGGTAAATAAGAATTTATTGCCTATCTTTGTAGAGAGAGCAAAAAGTAAAGACTTTTTCTTTGATTCTTATATTCTTAATAATAAACTTTCCTTTCTATTTCCAGATAGAGAGATGTTATTAATAGGAGATTTTATAGAAGAAACGGATGGAATGATGTATTCTAATGAATACTATAAAAATCCTTATAAAAAGGTAGATTACTCGAATCTTACCTATTAATCTTCTATAAAACATACTTATGATATCAGAATATAATGAAAAATTAGGAGTAGATAATAGTTTTTTATATGATGCAATTAACATTGTAGAAGAATATTATTTATACCCGAAAACATATAAAGATTTAGCACATATAATTAGTATAGAATTCAATTGCGTATGCAAAGAGAATGACATTTCTAATTATTTTAATACAGGAAATATAGTGAAAAGTAATAATATATTTAATAAACAAGTAACAGTAGAAAATGTAGATACTCACATTAATTGTAATATCTGCTTTGATACTAAACAAGTATATGACGGGATTAAATATGTAAAATGTAGGAATTGTAAACCATGAAAATTGAAATTAAATTTGATTTATTAAAAATTAACAAAATAAGTCCTAATGAATATTTATTATTAAATTTAGTCTCCTTAAATAGAGGAGACTTAATTAATAAAATATTAGAAGTGGATTATTTCACATATAGTAATGTTTTATTTATACTTTCAAAAAATAAATACATTATTAATAATACACCTTTGTTACCTACAGGTAAAAAAATAAGTGGATATCAATTTGAAGCTACTAAAAAGGGAGTAGAAATAATAGAACCTAAATCAGTTAAAGCAAGTTTTATAGGTGAATCTAAAATAGAAAGTTGGATAGATGATTGGAGAAACATATTTCCTAAAGGAAAAACAAGAAATGGAAATCCAATTAAAGGTAGTAGATTAAATTGTATTAAAAAAATGAATTTATTTATTAAAACTTATAAATTTTCAAAAGATACTATTTTTAAAGCTACTGAAGTATATATAAAAGGTCTAAAAGGAGATTTTGATTATATACAAACAGCCCAAAATTTTATTGAAAAAAATAAAACAAGTAATTTAGCAGGATTTTGTGAGTTAATAGTAAATGGATATGAAGAAACAGAAATAGATAATAAAATAAATATTTAAAATGAAAAAATGACAGATTTTGGCCAATTATTAAAACAGGTAGAAGATGGGATTGAGGGGAAAAGTAAATGGATACCTATTGGGTATGATAAATTAGGTAGCCACATAGGAATAGGTCAAAAAATATACACATTAATAGGTGGGAATTCTGGCACAGGTAAAACTGGCTTTACAGATTGTACTTATGTTTTAAATCCTTATAAATGGTATAAGGAAAATAAAGATAATACAGATATTAAATTTAAAATTATTTATAGGTCTATGGAAAGATCTAAAAGTTTTAAACTTGGTAAGTGGGTTTGTTCTAAATTATATGAAGATTATAGAATAATGCTGGATGTTCCAACTATTTTTGGCTGGGGAAGTAAAAAAAATCATATTCCCCAAGAAGTATATGAAAAGATTAGAGGTTGTAGAGATTATTTTGAAGAAATGTTAGATGTAGTAGAAATAATTGACGGTGCTGAAAATCCAACGGGAGTAAGAAATCATTTAATAAAATACGCTCTTGAAAACGGTAAATTGATAGAAAAATCAGAATTTGTAAAAGAATATAAACCAACAAATCCAAATCTTATTACTGCTGTTGTTATAGACCATATTGGTAAACTTAAAAATGAAAGGGGTTATAGTAAAAAAGAAAGAATAGATAAAATGTCAGAATATTTAGGAGAAGTTAGAGATAGATATGGGTTAAGTCCTATAGTTGTTTCTCAATTTAATAGAAATTTATCAGACTCTCAAAGAGCAAAAAATAAAGAACTAACTCCTGATCCTGATGACTTTAAAGATACTGGCAATCTTTATGAAGATTGTGATGTAGCTTTAGCTTTATTTAATCCTTATAAATTAAAAGAATATGAACATATGGGATATGATATTAAAAAGTTTGTAAATCATAAAGGATATAATAGATTTAGGTCTATAACTGCTTTAAAAAATACTTATGGTATTGATGATTTTAGAGTTGGATTTGCCTTTATTGGGGAAAATGGATTATTTGGGGAATTGCCAAAAGCAGATGAAATGGAATTAAAAGACTATGATAGAATCAGAACAATATAATTATGTTAAACCATCTCATTATGAGTTATGGGAAGGTTGTGAAGTGTTTGATATTTTAAAAAACGTTTTAACTAAAGAAGAATTTGTTGGTTTTTGTAAGGGCAATATTCTTAAATATCAACTTAGATTAGGCAAAAAACCTAAAGAACCTGTAGAAAGAGATAAAAGAAAAATAGAGATATATGAAAAAGAATTAAAAAAAATAAAATTATATGAGTATAGTATTACCAAAGAAAAAAGTAAAAGTAACAAATAAAAATCCAAGAAAATTTATATTGTATTCTCAACCTAAAATGGGAAAGACTACAGTATTATCTCAGTTAGATAATTGTTTAATAATAGATTTAGAAAATGGAAGTGATTTTGTGGATGCGTTAAAAGTAAAAGCTAATAATTTAAAAGAATTTTATGAAATAGGAGAAAGTATTAAAGAAGAAGGAAAACCTTATAAATATGTAGCAATTGATACTATTACTAAATTAGAAAATTGGTGCGAAGAAACTGCTAAAAATATGTATAAAAAAACTCCTATGGGTAAAAAGTTTAACGGAGAATCTGTTTTAACTTTGCCTAATGGCGGTGGATATTTATATTTAAGGTTAGCTTTTGAACAATGGTTAGATTATGCAAGTTCTTTAGCTGAACATGTTATATTTGTAGGCCATTTAAAAAATAGATTAATAGAACAAAAAGGTAAAGAAGTAAATGCAAAAGATTTAGATTTAACAGGTAAAATTGCATCTATTACTGCTGCAAATGCAGATGCTATTGGGTATTTATATAGAACCCCTGAAAATGATTTAAAAATAAATTTTCAAGCAAAAGATGAATTAATTGCAGGTAGCAGATGCGAACATTTAAAAGGAAAAGATATAAACTTTGATTGGTCTAAAATTTATATTGATTAATAAAAAAAAATAAAATAAATAAAATATGGAATTTTCAACAGAAGGATTTGAGAGAACGGAAAAAATAGGCGAATACATTAAGCCTGGTGTAGTGGAAATGCAAATAACAAAAATAGAGTATTTTGAAAGCTCTTTAAAGAAAACTCCTGGTATGAGATTTTCTTTTGAAGGAATGCCTCAAGAAGCTTTAAGTGGTAATGGACAAAAAATGACTTGTGAATTTTGGCTAAGTGAAAAAGCATGGCCTTACACTCAAGGAAGTCTTTGTGATATTGCAGATGCTTTAGGAAATAGAGAACAGCTTGATAAAATTAAAGTAAGTGGAGCTAAAGAATATATTTTAGCTATTTCAGATATATTTACAGGTAAATTTGCAAGGTATTTAGTGCAGGGAGAAGAGATTGAAGGTTCAGACGGTAAAGAAAATTGGGTAAAAGCAACTTTACCTCTATACCCAAAAGTAGAATCAATGGAAATTAAAGATACTAAATTATTTTTTGATGCTGATAAGCATATTAGTAAATTAGTGGTTCCAGATGTAGAAGCTATGTCAAAAGAGAGTGCTACTGCTGATGGAAATGATGGATTGCCATTTTAATAAGTAATAATTAAATACAAATAGGGGGTATTAATTTATCCCCTATTATTTAAACTATGTATACAACTAAAGGATATAGTAAATTAACAAAAGAAGAAATATTAATAAGAATATCTGCAATAGATATATTTAATTACTATATAACTAATTTTACAAGTGACAAAAAAAGTTTTTGTAGTGAATTAAGAAAAGATAATCACCCATCTTGTAGAATAAAAATATATAGTAATGGAAAAGCAATTTATAAAGATTTTGGAAATAAAGATTCTTTTGATTGTTTTTCTTATGTACAAGCCAAATATGGTGTAAGCTATTTAGACGCATTAAAAATAATAAATAGCGATTTTAATTTAGGATTAGACGGAAGTAATTCTACAATTCCCTCTCCTATTTTATTAGGATTAAAAGATAAAAAAGAAATAAAAGTTGAAAAAACAGTTATTCAACTTAAAAAAAGAAAATGGAATACTAACATAGATAAAGAGTATTGGGGACAGTATTATTTATCTTGCAATATATTAAATTATTTTAATGTAATTCCATGTTCACATATTTGGATTAAAAAACGAATGTTTAAAATATCTAACCATAATCCTGCTTATGCGTATAAAATAAATAAAAATACTTATAAAATATTATCTCCTTATGCAGATAAAAAATTTAAATGGTTAAGTAATTCTACTGAATATGATTTACAGGGATATGAACAATTACCAGAACAAGGAGATATATTAATCATTACAAAATCATTAAAAGATGTAATGGTTTTACATTTATTAGGTTATAATGCTATTGCCCCACAAAGCGAGCAAATAAATATTCCTAATGAAATTATGAAAAAGTTAGAGAGTAGATTTGATAATATTATACTATTTTATGATAATGACCCTGCTGGAAATATGGGTAGAGAATTAATATGTGATACTTATAGCCTTTCTTCTATTATATTGGAAGGAGATGAAAAAGATATTTCAGATTATATAAAGAAACATGGAATAGAAGCTACTAAAATGCTCTTAAAAACATTAATATGAGATTAAAAAGACGGAAATCCTCAAAAGGAAAAATAAGAAATGCAACTAAAATTGAAAAAGACGGGATAGTATTTAGAAGTAAATTAGAATTATATACTTATAGTAAATTAAAAGAAAATAAAATTTCTTTTGAATATGAATCTACTAGGTTTGTATTAATTGATAAATTTACTTATCCTAAAGATAGTTATGAATCTTATAAAAGTACTAAAGGAAAAAAGTTTGAAAAAAGAAGTGATAAAATAAGGCCTATGACTTATTTACCTGATTTTATAAATAAAAAAGATAGTTGGGTAATAGAAGTTAAAGGGTTTGCAAATGATTCATTTCCTCTTAGGTGGAAGTTATTTAAATATATAACAAAAGATAATCCTTATACTTTATATTTACCATCCACTAGAAAAGAAGTAGACGAAGTAATATCACTTTTAAAAAAATAAATTATGAATAAATGGAATACACTAATGATTTTAAAACAAAAGCTTTTAGAATTTTTAGGTTTACAGGCAATTTACTTAAAATAATAAAAGCAATAGAAAATAATAGACATAATGAAGTTAGAATTTTACTAGAAAATATAATTGATGACCCCAAATTATATGAAACAACTTTAAATAAAATGGGAGTTCCTTATATAGTAAAAAAAGATAAAAAATATTCACACAAAGAAAGAGAATCTCTTTATAGTGAATTTATGGATAATTATACATTATATCTAGATAGAAAAAATAAATATGAAAAAATACTTACTAATTGACGGAGATTCCTTAGCTTATTTAGCTATGGGTAGTGATACCCTTGAAGAAGGAATGGCTGTTATTGATAATATAATTATAGATATGTTATATGCTAATAAATGTAGTAAATATCATATTTATCTAAGTAGAAATTCTTTTAGAAAAGACATCTCTACTATTAGAGCCTATAAAGGAAATAGGTCAAAATTAGAAAATATACTCTTACCATCTTTACTGAAATATATTGAGGTAGATCATGGAGAGTATCAGAATATAAAT